AATATTTTTTTAAAAAATCAATTTTTTTATTTTTTTATTTTTTTTATAGATCTTCATCATATTCTATATATCCTTCATTTTTATTTTCTTCTTCATCTTCATCATCTTCTTCATCTTCATCATCTTCTTCTTTATGCTCGTCATCTTCATCATCTTCCTTTTCCTTTGCAGCTTCAGTAATATCTTCATCTTCTTCATCATCTTCAATATCTTCTAATAGTTCTTCATCTTCTTCATATTCTTCCTTTACTCCAGACATAGGCATTGCTGCTTTTGCTCCTTTATTTACAACATCTTTAACTTGCTTAAGAGTTGAACCTGGAGTTTTAAGTTTTGCCGAATCATCGTCAGTACGATAGTTAGAGGGATCTGGTCCACCCAAATCTTCCCATCCTCCAGTTTGTCCTGGTGTTGTGCCAGATAATTTTGACATCGCATCCCCTGCTTTAGCATTAGCATTAACAGCGGTTTTGGATTGCTTTGTGCCTACTTCCATTTCTTGTAAATTCCCACGAGACATTTGAACTCTCCGTTTACCTTTAAGTTATAAACTATATTTATTTATAAATTTATAATTTACAATTAAAGAGAATTGATGAATTCATTAAATAAAGATAATTTATATTCTTCTAAAATATTTTGATCTACTAGACTATTAACTCTTTTCTTTGTATTTTCAATTAGCCAATCATTTCTTGAGGCATCATAGACCCATTCAACACCTTCCATAATTCCTTGAACAAATGCATCTGGAGCAGAAGGATCTGCAACAATATCCGCTGCAGTTGCTAACATAAAATCTTCACCAACTTCAGTGTACCCTTCAACTGTTTGTTTTACTGAACCGATGCCTCTAGAAGAAACTCCCAAAGTTACTCCTTCTTTTAAAAGAGATTCTGCAATTTTTCCCATCGGCGTTGAGAGAATTTGAGCTTTTCCAATGAAATTATTTCCATTTTGATATAGCTCTACAATTTTATGTGATACTCTATCAAGATTTACTGTTGGACCATCTGGATGACCAAGTTCTCCGAGAGCACGACCCTTATTAACATAATTTTCAGTATAACGCTTCACCTCTCTTTCCATTACATTAATAGGATACTTTCTGCGATTACGATTTACACACTCTGCTTGTAAGAAAGTTCCTTTTATATAAAGAGTTTTTTTACCGTTTATACTTTCAGTAAGAACTTCTATATTTTCAATTTCTTCTGTGATAAGTTTCATTACGCCTGTCCTGTAATTTGTACTTGTTGAAAATAAAGTGTTCCTGGTCCAGCTCCAAATGCAGATACTCTTTGTGATAGTCTTATTTCGGCATTGACTGGATTAAATGCCGTCACAATACCTGAAGAGTTATAGTTTACAGTCATTCTTGTCTGATAGTAACCATTTATTCCAGAAGATGTATCTACTGAAATTACAGGAACGTGAGTGAAATTATAATAAGATTGTCCTGTTGCAGTTAAAGTAACAAAATCACCCACACCAAAAGGAACTTGTGTTCCTTCAGGTACGGATACAATTGTTGTAGTTCCCGTTACAACTCCAACAACTCTATTTGATGCTTTAGTTAATGCAAGGGTTGCTGTTTGATTTGATGGAATAAAATAATCAGTATCAGTTGCTGAAGGATTAGTTCCTATTGCAACGTGAGCAGATGATCCTACAGCAACAATTCTCAAAACGTCAGACTGTACCGAAAATGGAGCTGAAGTTGTTGCAGAACCCGATGATATTGGAAATGAGGAACTTACCCCAACTGGTCTGTGGGCCATTATTTTTTAAATGTACTTTGAGTTATTTATGTTTTTCAATTACTCATTACCATTAAACATAGAATCTGCCACTTCTGGACGAAATTCGTCTATTTTTTGTGCAGCTTTAGTAAACAAAATATCTTTAATTTTGTCACTAATTTGAGATGGAGAATCGTCAGAGGCGACCATATTCATTAAATCATCCATATGTATAAAAAATTAATAATCTTTTTTATTTATATTACTCCACCTTTAGTCATTTCCACTTGCTTTCCAGATGCAACTACATCTTTTGCTTGAGACTCAATATCAGGTTCAATTACAGGTTTTCCTAAATTCATTTGAGATGTTTGATCTAATGGCATTCCAGTTTGTGGGTCAATAGGAATACTTGGATCTGGAATAACTCCTTTTTTAATTTCCTTTTCAATTTTTGCATCTTCTTCTACAATTTCAACGTCTGTTTGGCGTAGAATTTTTCTTCTCACATAATCTTGTGAAAAATATTTCCCCACATATGGTTCTGCAATTTGTACCATACCTAGCCTTTCGTTTAATAATTCTGCATCTTTCAATTCTGCAAAATGATTATCATAAAGAAAATCATACTGAATATGTTCATTCATAATTGACCAATCTTCTGGTGTAATAATATTTTTCAATATTAATTGAGTTTTTAACATATCACTAAACATATATGAAAATCTTTTTCTCAATCTAGAAACAAATTTACTAAATTTAACTTCATCTCTCAATATTTCAGATGATTTTCCTAAATTAAATCCACCTTCTCCATCCATTCTTGATGGTGGAACATTTAAAGAACGGTATAGTTTTTTTTGAAAATAATTTATATCTGTAATTTCACCCAAATTCTGACCTCCGGGAAGTGTTGAAATTTCTGTTCCTCTTCCACCTTCTCTTCTTGGGAGCCAAAAATCTTCAAGCATTGCCATAAATTTTTTATCGTCCCTAACCTCACCAGTTGAACTATCATATACAAGTTTATTTCTATAACGCATCATCACATCACGAAGATATTGTTCTGCCTTAACTTTTGGAAGATTCCCCACATCAATATAAAAAATTCTTCTTTCAGGGGCTCTTGATAATCTATAAATTACAAGAGAATCTTCAATCATTCTTAATTGGTTGAGAGATTTAATTGCTTTGTGTAAATATGAAAGTGTTGAACCTTTATTTCTATCTACAAGACCTGAAGTACAATATGTTATTGAATCCTTTGTAAATTTAATCCCACTAGTTCCACCCAACGATGATGGATTTGTGGTTGGATATGTCATCTTAGGGCTGTAAACAAAATATTCTTCAATCTCAGGAAATTCATATTCCATTGGATCATCAACATTTATTCTCCCCAGACGATTTATTTTTTTATCATTTTCACTCTTCTTTTGTTGACGAACATAACGCATTTTCATTGCGTCAATGTATCTTAATTCTTGTATTCCCGCTTCTGGATTTTTTAAATCTATAACTTTATGATAATAAAGTCTACCATCAACATACCAATTTCTGTAAATTTCGTGTGATTTTTTATCAAAATCTAAAAGTTCTAAAATTTGCTTAAACTCTTGCCTTATTTTCTTTTTTATTCCATCACTAGCATTTAAATTATCTAAATCAATTTGTATTGGTGTATCATTGGTATCACTAACAATAGCTTCATTAACAATATCTTCAATGGCACTATCACATTCTGGGTGAAGTGCCATCTCACGATATCTTTTAATTAGATCGAATTCAGTTCTATAGACTCCTTCAATATCAACGTAAGAACCAAAGAATCCACTACTTAAATAAAAATCTGAAGAATCCTCATTATTAGGTGGAACTGGAGAAAGTATAGATGGAGATTCTTTTCCCTCATCTTCAATAGAGAATCCAAATAATTTTGCCATTATATACTAAGAATGTATTTTAAGTATTACTATTTATCACTTAATAATTACATTGGTTGCATCTGATCCATTAGTTGGTCCTTCTCCTGCAGTCCAGTAAAGCACTTGAAACTCTACACTATACTCTTCAATTGAATTTTCAGAATCATAAGAAAGATCAATTGCAGAAATATTAGTTGGAAAAATGCTATTAAATTTATAAGTTCTTAATGGTGTAATTGCAGAACCATTGACAATATTGCTATTATTTCTTGATTCTCTGGTTCCAGCTCCTCTTCCAAGTTGGTGAACATAAGCATCTACCATATATGAACTGGGATTAGTTGCTCCCGTAGCATTCTCAAGTCTATTCATAACATTCATCCAACTTTCAAATGCAGTTCTTAATTTGAAATTTTCATCATTAATAATAGTGACATTCCAAACATCAAAACTTCTGTCACCTGCAACTTTGAGAGTTCTTCCTCTAAATGGAACATCAATTGAGGCAACTGTTGAGGCTGGAAGTGATGCTGTTTTGCATAGGAAATTAAATGTTTCAGATTCTCCCCCAGCCGCAACATTCCATAAATTTGAGATTGATGCTGGAAATGCTGGAATATTAACTTCAAATA